GTAGAGTCTGAGTATCAGGGTAAGAAGGTTACACTGAACAATCCAACTCGTGGTGGCAGTAAGAAGTTTTATGTTTACGTTAAAAACGAGAAGGGCAATGTTGTAAAGGTATCCTTCGGAGATCCTAATATGGAAATCAAACGCGATGATCCTGCTAGACGGAAATCGTTTCGAGCAAGGCACAACTGTGACAATCCAGGACCTAAATGGAAAGCAAGGTACTGGTCATGTTGGCAGTGGAGATCAGGAGCAAAAGTAGATAATTAAGGATTGATAAATGGCAACAAAGGTGAGTGAAAATACCGAGGTAGCATTACCACTTCGTAATATAATTAGTATGATTGCAGGTGCATCAATTGCAACATGGGCATACTTTGGTATTGTAGAAAGACTAAATCAAATTGAAACTAACCAGACTATGATGAAGGCAGACTTAGAAATGAATACTGAATTCAGAATTAAGTGGCCTCGTGGAGAAATGGGTTCATTACCTGCAGACAGTGAACAATTTATGTTAATTGAACACTTAGCAAATGAACTTGATAAACTAACAGACGAAATCGAAAGCGGTCAAGCACCGTTTGACCAACAACAAAAACTAACATTGGAGTTTTATGAGAAGCGAATAAACCAACTTGAAGAAGCACACGAAAAGATACGTAACGATATAATGGACATGGTACACGAAATGAACGGCATGAAACCCAGTGGAAGACATAATGGACATTAGATATGGTAATAGAAGCATTCATTCTTTTAATGTGGTTCGGAAACCCGATGGAATTAAAAGAGTATACAGTTCGTGATGGATTAGGTGATTGCTTAAAAGCAAAAAGAACTATTGAAAGAACCTTGCGAGGCGGTAAGTCTAGCGAATATACAGGTTCTGTTCGACTGGGTTGTAAAGAACTCAAAGTCGAAGTTAGTGATGATGGTCTGTACATCATAAGAAACTTTATTGATGCAGATCCCAAAGAACTAAACCCATAAGAAAGAAGGGCAATGGCAGATACGACATCAGATCGTCTAGTACGAATAGAACAAAAATTAGAACGAATGGAAACCGTACTCATTGCGATTGCTCGTTTTGAGGAAAAGATGGATGCTTATAATGAGTATCGTGAAAGATCATGGGAACGTATGAACAAGTTCTCAGAAAAACTCGATAATATCGAGAAGAAAGTAAACGAAAACGCCCATACAGTTGGCATTATAAATAAAGTAGTATATGCCGCTGTTGTAGCGGCAGTAGGGACTTATGTCGCCCACATGTGGATGTAAAAGGAGACACGGATGTTTAAGAACATATTCAATGAGTGGACTAAGGCACAGACTGAAGTCCCAGAAGATTTAGAAGAAAAGAAACTAAAAGGTGACCAACATGAGTTGGATACTGATAAGGATGGCGATATCGATGCCAAAGATTTTAAAAACCTTCGTACAAAAAATAAGAAAAAGAAAAAAGACAAAGACGAAGGGGACATCGAAATGAATCCAAAGATGGACAAAGGTGCACCGACAGAGCAAAAAGAATCTCGTATTCGAACTGCACTGAAAAGTGTTTTGTCTGAGAAGAGTCCTACTGCAGGAGCAACTAAACCTGAAACTATGGATGACAAGTTAAAAGGTAAAGGTGCCAAGGATATGGCAAACGAACCAAAGGAAACAGATGACACTGTAACAAAAGGTCATGACGATGTATCCAAAGCAGGTAAAGTTACTAAAGCGGCAGGGCAAAGAAACGGTGGAGATCAAGTTCGCTCTGGAGATCAGAACGTAGTGAACTCCGTAGTAAAAGCATTAAAGGGAATGAAGTAATGGCAGTACACCCACCATCACATGCCAAAGATGCTGTACCAACTCCTTCGGGTTGGCGACATCCAAAAACAAATGAACTTCTGAAAGCACAGAAGATGACAGATGCTCAGATCAATGAGTATCTTGGTGTTGCAGAACCAGTAACGTTGACAGAGTCTCCAACAACTGAGACTGAGTTTGCGGAAGAGCATTTGGAAGACATGACTAAGGTCGAACTAGAAGAACTAGGTCGAGAACATGGTATTGAATTAGATCGAAGAAAGAAGAAATCTACTCTGGTCGAAAGAGTTAAGAACATCTTACCATAATATATAATATTGTTATGGATCAATTGAATAAATCAAACTTGATGCTATATGCGGCAAGACATTATTATAACCCTCGGTTCTCTGACATAGAAGAGTTCAACGAGGATTTGAAAAGGTTTAAATATGTCAAGCGTTTATTGAATCGTTATCTGGATGAAGGTAATCTTTCTGAACGCTTGATACTAAACCACCTGATAGTTATCTTTAATGTCTTTGGCATAGAACCATCGATAAACATGATGAGAGTAAAGTTAGACGAAAGGCACTGGTCAGTAATAAAACCCTTTTTAGTTTTTCTAAGATATATTACTAATGATCAACTTGTGGGAATAACTATGGACGCAAAGGTAGTAGAGGCACTAAGGAAAATATAATGGGTATTCTAAAATCTGCGGCAGATACAGTCTATGCTTTTCGTTTTATACGAATGCTTGTAATGAAATGGGAAAACTGGGACGCATACAAAGAAGGTATTATTGATGCTAACGGAAAGAGAGTAAAGGGTGTTACGATCAACACTTCTGAGAAACAGTCTGCTTGGACTCCTTTCATTCGCTTGTGCGCTAACGTTAAAAGGTTGTTATCAAAAGTACCAGGAGGGGGAACTAAACTCGGAAGTTTTGCGGCAGCACTCTTTCTCATTAAGGAAAAGACAGGAATAACAGATTCTCAATTAAAAAAGATTTGTGAAGAATTCAACATAGAACCACTAGACTTTTTGAACGAGAACAGCGAATGGTTTGTATTAGAGGATAGGCAACTATCACCAGGTGTGTATAGGATTGCTAATGAAAAGGCAGTGAACAGTAGCATTGAAGTTATTTGCAAACCGAAAGATCAGATACGTGTGTTAGACGAAGCGTATCCAGTTGGTGATGTATTTGGAGTTGACATCTATGAAGCAACCCACATGAGGACGAACCAGAAAATTTACATTACTATAAACGAGATATCAAAATGAGTTTAACAGTAGCAAAAAATAGACAAAGACTTCTAAAGAAAATGGGTTTGAATAAACCTAAACCTAAAGAACAAGATGAAGCATGTTGGCAAGGATACAAAGAAGTCGGTATGAAGAAGAAGGGTAACAAGATGGTTCCCAATTGTGTGCCAGAGGGTAAAGCAAAGGTAGACGAACTGTCTTTGAGTGTGAAAGATATTAGAAAATCTGGTCTTAGAAAAACCACTGATACAGATAAACTCAAGAAAGAATTAGAAGATCTAAAAAAACTTTTAAAACAAAAAAATATCAAGGTTAGGGAATCATTCATGTCCCGAAGACCTGGTAATCAAATGTCAGACTTGTATAAACTATACAAACTGGCAATCAAAGCAATGCCAGGATCTGCAAAGCAAAAAGAACTCAAGAAGAGAATTGCCGCGTTGAGAAAAGAACTCAAGTTGGATGAGAAACTAGGAAAAAATGCAGACGCAGGTGATTACATAGATGACTTCAAAAAGTCAGACGCACCACAGTTCAAAGGTAAGTCTGATAAGAAGAAAAAAGACATGGCAATTGCGGCATACCTAGATGCAAAAGAAAAGGGAAAAATAAAAGAAGACGTACCTGCCAATAGCACTGCAGATATACCTGATCCAAAAGATACTGTTCAAGGTCCTCGAAAGAAGAAAGATAAGAATAAACCTCAGTTAGTTGTTGATCGAAGATATAAAAAGAAGAGTGGACAACCAGTCTTATTGAAAAGATTTCGTGACTACAATGCAGATAAAGGTATATCATGATCCATGAGTCGTATTCGAGACATTGCTTCAATACTGTCAAAGTCAGAGCAAGATAATCCAGATAACCTCGCTATAAGTGATGCAAGTTCAGCTTCCAAAGTAACCGTTATAAATTCTTTGGACTCACTACCTATGACTAGTTTGTCTTCTGGTCAACAAGCATATATCACTTCACTTAATAAACTTTATGTTTCCAATGGATCTGGTTGGTACAATACCGCAACAATAAACAAAGATCCCAACTGGGACTCTGTACCACTTAGCGAATACACTATTGTTGATTCAGTAACACCTCTCGTCATTATAGCAAAAGCAACAGACTCAGATAATATAAATTTATTAAATCAAAGTGTGGCAAGTGACTCTGCCCAGTACATGGTTGACATAACCATAGATTCTTCAGTATTTACATTTACTCCAAAGAGTGCTGATTCTGTAGGAGAAGCAGTCGTTGC